AGCCAAGAAAGATATTTCCACATTTGGCTTTAGATATCAATAACTTACAAATACTCTGCCATGAGTGCAATCATGGTAAAGGAAATTGGGATATGACTGACTGGCGTGAGTCATCTGAGATTCCATTTAAGATAGATCTCAAAGATGTATCGATAGACATCTTCTAACTTCTAGCGACATAAAAAGTACATCATTCCTGTGATATAAGCCGATCGTCCTAATGATTTGGAGCGATCATGCCTGAATCAAAATGCAGTGATGATGCGTTCATCGAATGTTGGAAGCGTTTGGGTAGTATCAGTCTGGTTGCTAATGAGCTGGGCCTGAGTCTCAGGCGAACGAATGACAGAAGACGCGTCATTGAGAATCGGCACGGGATACTGCTCGAAGCTTTCAATGATCGGCGCGGGTTTAAGATCCTTCATCCTGAAAATAAAGTTCGTAGTATTGCGAACATCTCGGGCTGCGTGATTGTTTTCAGCGATGCGCATTTCATGCCAGGTGAGCCGAGTGTGGCTTTCAAAGCTTTACTGAAGCTGATCAAGCGATTAAAACCCGTGATGATTGTTGCCAATGGTGACATCCTCGATGCCGGATCAATCAGTAAGTATGGGCCTATTGGATGGCAAGAAGGTCAACCTACCCTCAAGCAAGAGTTGGAGGCCGTGCAGTGGCATATGGATCAGATTGTTAAAGCTTGTAAGGGTCTTGGCACGGTTCTGCATCGCACGGTGGGAAACCATGACCTCAGGTTTGATAAACGTCTTGCTGGATTAGTTCCAGAATACCGAGACATCTCAGGGACTAGGTTAGTTGACCACATTCCTGAATGGTCGGTGAGCTGGTCTGTGCTTGTGAATGAAACCTGCATGATCAAGCATCGGCTACAACACTCCGGTATTCACTCGGGATACAACAATGTCCTGAAGGCCGGTCTCACCACAGTGTCCGGACATACGCATCTGCTCGAGGTGAAAGGCTGGGGTGACTACCGAGGCCGTCGATACGGTGTATCCACAGGGATGCTGTCTGATCCTGATTCAAGCGCTTTTCTCTACCTCGAAGACAATCCCGTTCCGTGGTGTAGTGGCCTTGCAATATTACACTTTGATAATGAGTATCGATTGCTTCCACCAGAGTTGATGGAAGTGATCGACGGGACAGCTTATTTTCGTGGTCAATCTGTATAGGGGAAAATCATGTCAGACACGTTCGTTACAGTCTCTTTGACTGAGTTTGAATTCGATTCTTTAGTAGATATTCTTTCTGAAAAAGAAATCGGATCTGGATTGGGTAGCTTGTATGAGCGGCTCATCGCAGCATCGGAAGCTGAAGATGAAGAGGATGATGCTGAAGACGAATAAGTCTCAGCAGCGCACCCTCTGACCCGCTCTCGTAGCGGGTTTTTCTTTATCCGTTCTTCTCCTTGAGTTTGTCCTCGATTGCACGGGCAACATCAATCCGGAATTGGCTGTATGCAACCGTGTAATCCACTGCTCGCCATGCGGCATCGATCTCCTGATCGGTTAGATCAATCCATTGCGCTACAGGTTCTTGCTCATCCATGATTTTTCTCCTTCAGCTTGGCTTCAATGTAAGCAGCAAAGGCTTTGCACCATGCTTCTGGGCTAGTCTTCCAGTTATGAGGGGTTTCGTACTCTGCATGGCAAAAAGCCTGGTGTATCTCATCCTCGGTCAGTGTCTGCCACTCTGGAGCCATTGGCATTGGCTTACTGATCTCTTCATTCAGACACGCTAGTGCGTCATAAAGTGAATCAAGCCACTTGCTGTCTATGCCTTCTCTGGTAAGTTTTCTCTCAGTGTCTAAGATGGCTTTATAAGCCTGATGTAATGGTGAATACTTCATTGAATGCCTCCTGATTGTGATCGGGTCATCTGACGCACATAAAAATGAATTTTGATCGCCTGGTGCAGCTCAGCTTCAGTAACCCCTGCCATTTCACATAAAACTGGCAGGTATGCAACATGCCTGGCAAGTTCTTCTTCCCAGCGCTGAAGATTAGCTACGACCTCTTCCTGAATATTTTTAGCCATTGGACTCACCGGCGGGTAAGGTCACGCTCCAGGTGCGGAAGGCGAGCTGCTTCTCCATAGTGGCTGGACACTCTTTCGACGGGGGAACCCATCCATGCTTGCGCCAAATGGTTTCGACTGGAATGCACCAATCCGAGGGATCAATTTGTGACTTGAGAATACAGGCCCATGAAGGCATTTGATTGTGTTGCATGTAGGGTAACTCCAGTAAGGTGTAAAAAGAGCCCTAAAAGACCGTTTAAGGGCTTCTAGGGGCATGATTAGATGTTAAAAAAGATCGCGCAGGCAAGTGCTATTCCGAAAAGGGTAGCGATTAGCCAATCGATGATGTTTTTCATGCTTGCTTTCCTAATCCGTGGTTTTTTCCACCGCACTGGCACTCGCAAGTGCCGTTATGCTTGCCGTTCACGCACTTAGCATTACAGGCATGCAAGCTAGCGAATTTGCGGTATTGAATGGCTCTCTCTACTGGCAAAAGTTCGTGAGAGTCAGTTAGCCCGACTAACCGCTTAAAGCTATCGTAATAATTAGACTTAGACTTGATACCACCTAAGTTTGAAAATTGTTCATTCGGTATAGCGTGAACACTTTTAAGTTCACTTGTGCCATTGAAATAACGCATTGAATACATGATTGAATGCTCCAGTAAGGTTCGATGCGAAATTGCATCCCGTAACCCTCCGCAGAGGGCTCTAGGATGAAATCTCAGGCTGCGAGCAGTTCTTCCTGCTCCACTGTAGCGGTTAAGTAATCCATCGCTGATTGTGCTTTGCTGGCTGCTTTGATAATCGCCGTTTTGTCTTGCCTGAGAACTCTAAGCCAAGATTCGATATAACTGGCGTGTTGCAGCTGTCCGTCGATACCGCATTTCATGCAAAGCATTGCAGCGCCTAGTTCCGCGATCAGTTCTTCAAAAGCATAAGCTTCCGATCCGAACTTATTGGCAAGCTTGCGATCAAGCCTAGATTGATGGCCGGTAGCATGAACGCTTTCATGCAATAGTGTTGCATGGTAATCGGCAAGTGAACGAAAGCTTGATAAATCAGGCATGCCGATCAAGTCCTTGCTGGATTGATAGAACGCTGAGCTCGTCGCTTGAACGCCATTCGCTAGTTGCAAACGATCCACAACACTTTGCACTCTGCTATCGATAGAGCCCTCGAGCGTACCGCCTTGTTTGCTGAATGATGCCCCGTCGATGTCGTCGGCATTGAACACAAAATAATGCTTCAATAGCGGAAGCGTAGCTTGCACTTCATCGCCGTTAGAATCCTTGCGAGTCACACTCAAAGGCTTCCAAAAGACGATCGGCACGCCTTTGCTGCCTTTTTTAACGCTTAGCCCAGCATCGCTGGCTTGCTTGAACGTGAGCCAGGCATTTGATCTGCCGCAGCCGAACATGCCGAGCCATAGCTGATTGACGCCGCGATATACAGTGCCTGAGATCGGGTTATACGCTTCCGCGCTTTCATGCCACGGTTTAACCCAGGGTGCAGTGCCTGACTCCAGCTCTGCAATGATTCTGTCCGTGATTGTTTGAGCAATATCCATGTGATGACTCCATATAGTGTTAAGGTGAGATCATCATAAGTATATTTGCATAGTGCTCGACGATACTTTAGTCTTACTTTACAGATTCTTACATATACAAACATAATACATATAGATAGGGTTATGTGTGTTTGTATCTGATGGGGGATTCTTGGGTTGCATCATGGATGCCAGATGATCGGTATGTGGGCATCCCTCCGTTCCCCGCTCCCCGATGGGGTCATGGTCGCATCATTACCGCGTGTGCTCGCCATCACCGCCGTGTGTCATGCGTGATTCACTTGGGCATGGGTCGGACATCGATGCAGCACCAGATCAGCATGCGACGATGTGGCAATCGCATGGGGTTCGGGGCATGGGCGGGAGTGCCCCCCAACGCTCTTCCCCCCAAAGAAAAATCACTTTCTGCTATGGTGATGTTTTGCATAGGAGTAAATATGGAGATAGAGAAGAGTGTGCCGATGCCACCAGAGCGTAAGCGCATGAACTTACCGTATGATCAGATGGAGATAGGTGATAGTTTCTTAGTTAAAGATGTGCCTATGCAGACGATCTGTAGTGCGAACTATCGGTATGGGAAGCGTAGGAATGTGAGGTTTATGGCTAGGGTTGTAGAGGGTGGTATACGGGTGTGGAGGGTCGATTGAAGTTTCGTGAGTACATTGATTGGATTGAGCACTCGACGCAGTTGGATCACAGCTATCCTTACCATTGCCTGGAGTGGTTTCGGGAGGAGAGGGGCAAGCGTCCTTTAACGCCGGTAGAGCGTAAGGTGTTTGAGTGGTTGGAGGGGCGTTATGGTTTGGACAATCGTGAGTGAGTGTTATGCCTGTCGTTACTCCAGGCATATTGGATGGAAAGAGTATCCGATGAATGAGTCTCGGATGGTATTACTGTGCAGCAGAACGAATCTGTTTGCCAGCCAACGCTGTGATGCGTATGAATACGAACCGGGGACAGATCTCGATGAAGTTCGACTTAAATAAGTTCTACCGTTTCTGTCGTGAGTTGACGGTAGAGACTAAAGAGATGGGGATGCAAAAGCTTGGTACGAAACTACTGGGTACGCAATCCTATGTGATGCAAGAGATTGCCAAAGGCTTGGAAGACGATAAGCACTTTTTTGTGATCCTCAAAGGGCGGCAGCTTGGTATCACCACCATCTCGCTTGCCCTTGATCTTTACTGGCACTTTATCCATCCCGGTTTTCAGGGAACCTTGACCACGGATACCGAAGAGAACCGGGATCAGTTTAGAACGACATTAGCGATGTACATGGATGGCTTGCCGCCTGAGTACAAGATTCCGCTCATGAGTCATAACCGAAATCAGATGGTCTTGAAGAACCGGTCACGAATGTTCTACCAGGTGGCAGGATTGCGCAGCAAGGGGTCTTTAGGGCGCGGTAAGGCGATCACGTACCTGCATGGTACGGAGACATCCAGTTGGGGTGATGAAGAGGGATTAGCCTCTTTGCTGGCTTCTCTGGCTGAGAAGAACCCGGCACGGCTTTATCTCTTTGAAAGCACTGCCCGTGGATTCAATATGTTCCATGATATGTACATCACAGCCAAACGTGCTCGCACGCAGCACGCGATCTTTTGCGGCTGGTGGCGCAATGAGCTGTATTCCATTGAGGCTAGTGATCCCATCTACAAAGTGTATTGGGATGGAAAGATGTCACCCGAGGAAAAAGAGTGGGTGAAAGATATTAAGAAAATGTATGACTTCACGATTAACACCAGACAAATTGCTTGGTGGCGCTGGAAGCTTAATGAGGGGATTAAAGAAGAGGCTCTGATGTATCAAGAGTTTCCACCTACGGAAGACTATGCCTTCATTATGACCGGTACGTCGTACTTCTCAACCAGTCGTTGTACGGATGCAATGAAGGACGCAAAGAAATCATTACCTGATTATTATCGATTCAGCATGGGGCAGTATTTTGAAGATACCGAGTTAATGCGATCAACAGATCGATTAGCTACGGTTTATGTTTGGGAAGAGCCACAGCCTAATGGCTATTATGTCATTGGTGCTGATCCGGCTTATGGTTCATCGGATTGGGCAGATCGCTTTTGCTTACAAGTCTATCGTTGTTATGCAGACGGTTTAGACCAGGTGGCAGAGTTTGCTAGCTCAGAATTAAATACTTATCAGTTTGCCTGGATCA